CGCGCTATGCCTGATAGTGTTATCCGTGAGCGGCTGCTCAACAATTGGTCTCGGGATTGATTGCAATTGGGTAAAGCCAATCTATATCAGCAAAGATGATGCCATGACCGTTGAAACAGCACGTCAGGTACTGGAGCACAACGAGACCGGCGCTAAACTGTGCGGGTGGGGCAGCAGATGAGCAGAAAATACGGCAGAACAGACGACAACCAGACCAACCTCGTGAAAGTAATGAGAGATCTCGGGGCATCGGTCGCAATTACAAGCTCCACTCACGGCGGGTTCACAGATACAGTGGTTGGGTACGGGGGGGTTTCTGTCCTAGTCGAGATAAAAGACGGCTCCAAAGTCCTGAGTGATCGGCAATTCACCCCCAAGCAGGTTGATTTCCATCGCGATTTCAAAGGCGCTATCACAGTAATAGAGACATTCAGCCAAGCAGTCGCACTGGTCAACGAGATTCGCAGAGTATCAAGCCAAATCAACCCGTCCTGGAATATGGGCGCGGCTGCAAACAGCAAACAAAAAAGTAACGGAGCATGATGATGGCGGAAGAGCGAGAGATCGAGCACTGGCACGTTAAGAAAGAGGTCACATGGGGACATATCATGACAACAGTAGGGATGGTTGTTGCGGGGATGATGGCGTTCGGAAGCATCGATAGCCGGATCACGGTTGTAGAGGTTACGCAATCGCTCACTCAAGCTGAGCACCAGAAGGTCACAGAGGCGCAGAACCGGCGTATAGACGAGAGCCAAAAAGCGCTGGAGAGGCAAATTGATAGTTTGGGTGGGGACATAAAGGACGTACTCCATAAGATCGATAAACTGATTGACCGGGAACTCAACGGGAACAAAGGGCGATAGTGGCAAAACCCAGTAGCGTCACCCTATCGCCTGAAGCAGTAGAGCTCGCCTCAAAGCTCACTAAGTTACAGCGGAAGACTGTTTTAGGCGTTATTGCAGGGAAGTCCCAGAGGGAGGCTTATTATGACGCTGGAGGTAAAGCCAAGAGCGATGAATCAGCTGATGCCTCAGTAAGCGCAATATTAAGTAACAGTAAGGTTGTCGCCTTTCACAATGCGGTGCTGGCGTCAGTCACCAAAACAGCAATCATGACAAGAGAGGAGGCGCTGGAGCGTCTCACTGCTCTCGGCAGGGTAACGGTCAAGGACGTGGCTACATTCCGCAAGGCCCACGTGGGAGAGGACGAGAACGGGGATCCGGTATACCAGTCAGTTTGGGAAGTAAAAGACAGTGATTCCATCTCCGATGACCAGGCCGCCGCAATCAGCGAGGTATCGACCGGGAAGGATGGTCTCAAGGTCAAGCTGCACAACTCAGCGGCTGCAATCAAACAGCTGGCAGACATGGAAGGATGGTCGGCACCCAAGAAGCATGAGCTCACCGGTAAAGATGGCGCGCCCCTGGCAATCAATGCCGATGTGAAGGCTCCTGAGATAGTGGCAGCCCTCGAAGCGGTGATGAGCAAGCTGTGACCGCGCCGAATGATCCGCCCCACTTGACTCAGTACGCAATGCGCACTATGCTATGGTCAGAGGTTAGGGATTATCCTTAACTAAACGGAGACAATACGATGGGCATTACATACAGAGCTGAAATTAGCGTAACTAAATGGTCGCCAGCTGGGCAGGTCGAGGAATTTGACGCGCTAATGGAGAAACACGGCACATCCTGGGTTGTTGGCGAGGAGGAACGGTACACCCTCAAAGGCAACATGTTTGCTGGGGTCGACGAGTCATTAACTGTAGATGGGGCGAACGAGGGCGAACTGAAGGCGATCAGTTTGGCGATTAACTTGGCTAAACAGATAGCCGAGGCTGAGTTTGGTGAATAACTAATGATCTGGCAGAAACTGAACGAAGCCCGGCGAAAGCTGGGCCTCACCGAAGCTCAAATAGCCCGCCTGCTTCAGGTGGGTCTGAGCACGTATAAGGGCTGGGGTACTCGCGGCAAAGTTCCGGACTACATAGCCGCCAGCGTAGAGGCTCATTTATTACTGAGCGAGCGAAATCTGGCAAAGCTCAAAAGAGAGCGCGGGATCTAACGCCGTGATGGCAGGCGCAGCAGATGAGTGACCCACGCAAAAGTGATCTGATGAAGTGGGAGGAGCTCACTGATGCCGAGAAGATAGCAATTAAGATCGCCAGCGAAGAATCATTTGAGGCCTTCATGCGGATCTTCTTTCAGCTGCTACAAGGTCAGAAGTTCAAAAAGAATTGGCATCACACTTATGAGTGCCAGCTGGCCGAAGATATCTACCACGGCAAGATCAAGCGTGGGATCATCAACGTGGCCCCAGGCTCAACCAAGACTGAGATATGGTCGATTCACTGGGTTGTGTGGTGCATTATCAAATGCATAACCGATGAAAGGCCTCGTTCGAGCCGCTGGTTACCGCTCTCCTACTCAGATGATTTGGTTGTTGAAAATGCCACGCGGGTCAAAGAGATATTGGATAGTGAGGAATTCCAGACACTGTGGCCTATGACCTGCGTAAAGAAGAGTTCTCATAACTGGAAGTACATCGACCAGAACAATAATCAACATCGGCTCTACGGAACCAGCATCAATGGCCAGGTCACCGGGCGGCGCGCTGGGTTCATGGAGGAAGGATTTACCGGTGCCCTGATATTGGATGACCCGCTACCGCCAAAGGATGCGGACAGCGGGAGGATCATGGATAAGGCCAATAAGAAGCTCAACCGAGTAGTCCGCTCACGTCTGGCCCACGACGATGTGCCGATCATCATGGTGCAGCAGCGCATAGCCAATGGTGATAGTACCGATTTCCTCATGAGTGACGGCACTCCAGATGATTACCGGATATTCAAAGTGCCTGCCTTGGTCGATAAAGAATACCTTGATACTCTGAGCGACGAAATGAGAGAGGCCTGCATTCGAGATACCGGCTTCACCAAAGGCCGAGTGAGTTACTGGACAGACAAAGAGCCAACCGAGACACTGATCGCCATGGAAAAGGCCGACAACTTTATGTTCAGCGCGCAGTATCAGCAGGCTCCAGATGACGCCCTGGCCGAGGGCGTGGTCTACAAGAAGGAGATCGATATCCTCATTGAGGAAGGGCGATTGATGCGGATACCGGTTGAGAAATCATTACCGGTGTATTCGTTCTGGGATTTGGGTCTTAACGACGATATGGTGATCTGGTTGATGCAGCCTCATGCCAAAGAGCTGAGGATGATTGCTTGCTACGGCAACCGCGACGAAGGGATGGAGCATTACATCAATTGGCTGGCAGACTTCAGGGACAAATACGGCATTCGCTACGAACAGCATTTAGCCCCTCACGACATATCGGTGCGCGTCCTGATGACTAAGGCTTCAAGGATAGATACAGCAAAGAAGATGGGCATTGAGTTCAAGCTGGTTGAGCGGTGCAAGAGTAAGCGAGAGTCCATAAATGCACTGAAGTTATTGTTCCCTCGCATATTTATAGACATAAACAGGTGTGATACTGACCTGCAAGGCAACACAGGCGATCTAGCCAGGAAGACCGGGTGGAAGGGGTTAAAGGCGCTCCGCAGACAGTGGGATCATGATAACGAAGTGTTCAAAGACGAGGTGGGGCCGAAGTGGTCAACTAACTTCACCGACGCACTTCAGCAAATGGGTCTGCACTACAAGCCAAAGGTTCCAAAGAAACCGCCGCCAAGGGGTAATTACAAGCCCGGCGGATGGATGGGCGGATAATGAAGGCCTATGAATATAGTGATGATGGAATATGGTTTACTCTCCATGGGTTCGATGTCAGCGCCCAAGCCTACCGGTACACCATCACCGATGGAGACAGCCCGGAAACAGTCTATATTCAGGATATGAAGGAGCTCAGGGGAAAGGTGGTAGACTACAGGGCAGAGCATGTTAATAATTTCAGTTCGATTTGAGGTGTGAGCAGTAATGAGTGAAATTAAGAATTACATAAAGAAAGCTATTCAACCAATGCGACCATATATTCCAGGCGAAGATCTTACTGGAGTTTCTGTGAGCGAAGAGGATACGCCTGAGCTGGGGGGGATGATTGCAACTGGGTCAGATAATGAAGCTCGGTGGTATGTCTCAAAGGGGTTCTTTGAGGCAAATTATGTACCGGTCTTACAGCCACATGAACAACGTGTGGCAGACGAAAAGGAAGACCTTGATGAAAAAGCTAAAGCCCTGAGTGAGTTTATTGGAAATAGTCCAGTCTTTGAGACTCTTGACCACGCTGGACAGGAACGCATGAGAATGCAGAATGACATTATGTGGCAATACTCCGAGATTCTTGGTGAGCGCATAGCAGCTTTCACCTCTCAGTAAACGATTTTTAGGTATCGATCAATGAAAAGTGGAAAAGTGCTACCAGGCGGTGAGCCGATAAAAACCAGAGAAGATGATACTGATGAGGCGATGCTCAAGGAGATTCGAGAGAGAGCGTCACTATCTTCTGATGGTTGGAGAGAAAACTTTGCTCTGGCTCAGGACGATATTTCTTTTCTAGCCGGGAATCAGTGGCCGGAAGCGGTGCGCCAAGAGCGTGAGGATGAAGGCAGGCCTTGTTTAACTCTAAATAAACTCCCGCAATATGTTGATCAGGTGCTTGGAGACCAGCGCCAGAATCGCCCGGCCATCCACATTCACCCGGTAGAAGCTGACAACACTGAAGAAGCGGCAAAGATGTCGAATGTCGCCGGCACCAAAGATTATTCCCTAT